GAGGTTCCATATTTTTATGTTTCTAATAATTATTATAAAATATTTTTTATTTATTTTTTATTTATATTTAATTTTAAGATTAATTAGTTCTTATTATGTAATAAATATTTACAAAATAAAAATATTTAAATCTAATAATTTATCAATTAATTTTTCTATGATGTTATTTTTATTAATATCTTTCTCAAGTTTCAATTTATGAAATTTGTTAGTTTGATAAATAAAAAAAACATCAAAATTATCAGTAGTATTATTAATTGAGATATTTTCATAAAGAATTATTCCAATTCCACAAGTATTTTTTTCATTGTATAATTTTATGAGAGGTATAAACTTATTTTTAATGTTAGTGATTTCATCATATTTATATATACAAGAAGAAATAGTATAATCATTATTTTTTCCAAAATTTTCTTTAATAATAATATCACCAATATCTTCACCTTTACCAACAAGATTTAATTTAAGATTTTTATTATTTAAATCAAACTGAAAATATTCAATATGTTTTATATAATTATCTAAATTAATATAATCATCATCCATATTTTAATATAATTTTTTATTTTTATTATTTTATTAAATTTTATTTTTGATATTTAATAATATATGAATGATAAAATAGAATTATTTAATATATTTTTTGTTGACGTTGACGACAGTTTATTTCCAACTTCGTTCATCCTATCAAATAATATTGATATTTCAAACGAGAACGATATAGAAAAATATAAATTATATTTTATTGAATTGGATGATTTGATAAGTAATTTGTTAATGTCCTTAGATGAAAAAGGTTATGTATTTATAGTTACAAATGCAAATATTAAATGGATAGAGAAATGTTTAAAAATCTTGCCAATAACAAAAAATGTTATAGAAGAAAAAAATATACAGATTATTTCAGCCAGAGATAGATATAAATCAACAAAGATGTCAAAGGATTGGAAAACATATACATTTAAGGATGTGATAAAAGATATGATGAGTGAAGTGGATGACAATGATATAGTAAATATTATATCACTTGGAGATGCAAAATATGAGTATAATGGATTATTATCATTAGATGATTATTTTAAAATAAATTACAGTGATAAAATGTATTTGTTAAAGAGTATAAATTTTATAAAAAATCCGTCATTCGATCAGATATTAGACCAATTAAAAGTGATGAATAAAAGTTATAATGAAATAATTAATAAGATAGATTATATTGATTTTAATTTTGAATAAAAATATTGTTTAAATCATTATATATTTAAAAAGAATAAAATAATCTTTGTTATATTTTAATTATTAAAAGCCAGGCTACAGAAAGGACTTTGTTTACATGTTTTTTTATAATGTTCTCTGATATTTTCTTCATTTTGTTTTTCAGTATCAAACTTTTTTTTACATTCTTTAAATATATAATGTGTATCGTCATATATTTCATAATTGATAGAACCCATATAACTATGACCCCAAACACCAAATCTCATTAGTGATAATGTAACAGAATTAGTTTTTTCATAGTAATGTGTAAAATACATCTCATGATAAAATGGACCAAAAGGATAATGTAATATTGTTCCAAAAATAATCCCAATTAATCCTTTATTAGTCATAGTATCATTTATTTTATATTTAGGATTAATAGTTGAGGTTATTTTATTGAAATATGTGTTCATTATAAATGTATAAATAATTTTTATTTAATTACATTTAAATTATTTTTATTTAATTACATTTAAATTATTATTATTTAATTACATTCAAATTATTATGTTAGAATATTTATAAAAATGTATATAAAAGCTTTGAATAAATAAAAATAAAAAATTGAAATATAAATATAATTATAATAATAATATTATAATCTAAAATAGATTAAAAATGTCAAATAATAATGTTGTATCATCATCAAAATTTAGTGATATTTTATGGACTTTAGTTGAGAAAAAATTATCAAATGCGGATATTAAAAGAAATAAGATTTTGTGTGATTTAGGTGAAGATATTCATAATGATAATTATACGGAACAAATTAAATTGATTGTTATTGGTAATGATTATTATTTGAGAGTAAGGAATGAATTAAATAAATATATAAATTTTGATAAAATAAAAAAGAATGATGTAAAGAAGAGTAAAAAAGTAAGTAAAAAAATACAGATTACATTAGATAATTCATATAATAATATTAGTGATATTTTGAATATATTAAAAAATTATTTTGAGGAGAAGAATATTGTGGATTATGAATATGAGAATTTAATTAAGTCAATAGATTATATTGAATTAAGAATATTAATTTTAATGAAATATATAGATTATTATATTAAGAAACATAAAAAATCAAATGATAGGAATATAAAGGAAATATTATTGGGTTCAAAGAAAATATTATATAATTTAAAGAAGAATAAGACAAATTTTAGAAAAATATTTTATTTGGAAAATTATGATATTGAATTATCTGATTATTTGATAGATGATTTTACAAAAAAGATAGAGGAATTAAATTCATTATGTAATTATAATATTTATGAAATAGCGAATGAATATCCAAAATTAATTTTTGATACAAATTATGATATGACAATACCTGAAATTAAATTAAAGCCATATAAAACTCAAGTTGAATTAATAAATGATATTAAGAATAATTTTGATGATGGATTTATGATTAATTTGAGGGTTTTGACAGGTTTGGGTAAGACTAGTTCAATTACTGCAATTTGTAAGTATATTAAGAATATGAATAATTCAAATATTAAAATTATATTTGCGTGTTCTGATTTATTAGATACAGTAAGAATACAGGTTGCAAAATTAATGTTTAATTTTCAGATTAAATTTGGAATTGGTGTTGGAAAATTATCGGATGATAGTTATAAAATAGATAAAATAGTAAGAGATGGTATTGATGAAATAGATAGTAATGTAGATATTAATACTGATAAATTACCATCATATAAAATTACAACATCATATAATTGTGGAAAAGCAAAAAAATCAGATTCAAATGAAAGTCATCAGGAAAAAAAATTGGGTATGTGTGATGCAATAATTTGTGATTATATTACAACTTACATGTTATTAAAAGAAAAAAAATATGAATATATAGTATTTTTTGATGAGCCAACAATTGGAATTAATAATAATGTAGTATTGTTCTATTTATCACAAATATTATATAATTCATCCAAAAGAATGATATTATCATCAGCAACATTACCATTAAAAAGTGAAATAGATAATTATTTTGAATATTTTCAAAATAAGCATGAAGAAGCAAGAATATGTGATATTTCATCTAATAAGGTATTGGTTGGTTGTATAATTAAAGATTTTAATAATAATACAATTACGCCTCATATTAATTGTAGAAATAAGGAAGATTTGAAATTATTTTTAAATAAAATAAAGAATTATCCATTATTGGGCAAATTTTATACATTAACATTTTTAATAAATTTAAATAAATTTATGGATGAATATAATTTGGGTATTAAAATGGATGAAATAGAATCATTCGATCATGAGAATATATTAGAAAATATATTATTTTTATTAAAAAAGGTTTGTGATAAGGATGAAATTAATTTTGAAAATTTTATAAATATAAAATGTAAAGATGTTGATGAAAACAAACTCATAAAAGATGATATTCCAGAAGATTATAATAGAATTATTCCTGAAAAATTATTAACAAAACATGCATTTAAATATTTAGGATGTTGTTTAATATCAGTAAATAGTCCAAAAGAGTATGTTGAAAATAATTTTAATGAAATAATAACTAAATTAAAAGAAAAATTAAAGATTACAAGTGTCAAAAAAATGTATGAGAGTTACATTAAAAAAATAGAAGTTATTGATAAAGAAATTAAAAATTGTAATGATACAATGAAAGAAGATGTAAATGGCTCAAAGGATGAAAGATTAAGAAAATTAAATGAGCAAAAACCTCAATTTCCTTTTCCTAAAAAATTGCAAATTAATACTGAAGAACATATTCAACAATTTTCAAAATATGTAAAGGATTATGATAAGTCATTAGTAAAACAAACATTAGATTGTAAAAATATAGATATAAATTATTATGTTGTCAGTGATAATATTAAATTTTTATTGTATATGGGTGTGGGATTATATTGTAAGGATTTAGATGCAGAATATTGTAATTTAGTATTAAATTTATTAAACGAAAGAAAATTAGCATTTATTATTGCGGACGATTCATTTTGTTATGGAGCAAATTATGCAATTTCATCAGTAATAATTAATGATTCAATCGGTAATTTAAATACAATCAATACAATATTACAATTAATTGGTAGAACCGGTCGTGTTGGTAAGTCAGAAATAGGTCAGGCTTATATTGACAATAACACATTAAGAAGATTAATTAATTTTTTCAATAATAATGACAATAATGATGAAGAGGGTTTAGCAATATCTGATGTTTTTGAAAAAGTTAAAAATTATAATATTCAACAAGATGAAATAAAGAAAATATATGATGCAAAACAAAAACAAAAAAAGATTGAATTAGAGAAAAGACTTAAAAAGGAAAAAGAAATTGCAGAAAAGAAAGCCTTAAAAGAAAAAGAAGAATTGGAAAAAAGATTAAAAGAAGAAAAAGAAAAGGAAGATAATTGGGGAAGAAATGATAACAATTTTGATATAGCAAATAATAATTATCAAAATAATAATGAAAATAATAATAATGATGATTGGAGAAGTAACAATACCGCAGTATTAAATACAAATAATAATGTTAATACAAATAATAATGTTGATGAAAATAAAAAAAAGAAAAAAGTAGATAAAGTAAAATTATTTGGTTCTGATCATAATAAAGAATTAAGTGAAGAACAGAAAAAGTTTAGAGATAGGTTTTTATAAAAGATTAAATTAATAATTAAATAATTTTTTTTATATGTAATTAAATAATGACTAAAAATTTAATTTCATTGCAATTATTAGATATAATTGAGAATATTGAAATAGACTATGTGGATGTTCCTTATGAAGAAATTGATTTAGTTATAAGTGGTGGTGGATTTTGTGGTTATTATCACGTTGGATTTTTTTATTTGTTAAAGAAACTGATAAAAAATAATAAAATTAAAATAAGAAATATTTATGCAACATCGGCAGGTGTATTGTCGTCTGTATGTTATTTATGTGAAATAAGTGTATATGATTGGTTTAGCACATATTATAAAACAAAAGAGATATGTGATATTGATATTCATTCATCGGTAAAACAAGTAATAAGAGAATTATTGCCAAAAAACGCTCATGAAATATGCAATAAAAAATTAAATATTGTTTTATCAAAATTAAATTATTATAAATTAGAATGTGAAATAATTAATGAATTTAATTCATTTGAACATTTATTAGATATAATAGATGCATCAATAAATATACCATTTATTTTGTCTTCAAAATATGAGGGTGTAATAATAGATGGTTCAAGATATTATGATGGTGGATTAACAAACAATACACCAATTATATATAATAATGATTTGCCCCAATTAGTGTTAAAAACACATGAAATTGATTATCCAATAACAAAAAAATTTTGGTTAAATGACCCTTATTTAGAATTATTAATAACCAGAGGAGCAATTGAAAGTTTTGATTTTTTCACTGACAATACAAATAATAATAATTTACCAATAGAATGGCTTGATAAAAATTATAAAAAAAAAGAAATACAATATTATAAAATTGATATACAATATATAAAATATATTTTTCCAGTTATGATGTTTTTATATTCATTAAAATAAATATAATTTTTAAATATTTTTAATTTTAACAATAAAAATTAAATCTTTAGTTTTGTAATTTCGTCTATCTTTAAATTCTTTATAATAAAATTTAATATTTGAAATATTTAGAATATTAATTATTTTATTTATATAAATGTCATAAAACAATTGTGATAAATTAACTTTTAAAGCACAATTTTGTATTAATAAATAATCATCATATTCTTTGAAACACCACGATTTATCACCTAAATTATATTCAATGTTAAGAGGTGTTAATAATGTAAAAAATTTTTTAATATCAACTAAATTATAATCAATTTTATAATTTGAATTTAAAATTTTATTAATTAAAACAAGTCTTTGTTCATTATCTGTTAAAACTTTATTATTAATATGTTTTAAAAGTTCATTATTACCTTTATGTAAAGTGTCAATAACAGTGTCAATATTATTTAATAATTGTGTGTCATCATTAATATTATTGTGCATAAAATAGTGATAAGTTTCATTCATTTTTAAATTATTAATAGAAATGATTATTTATTTATATTTATAATATAATATTATTTAATGGACGAAAATATAAATAAAATAGAAAATTCCAGTTTTATTTATGATATAATAAATACTCAATCAAATTTTACATTATTCTTTTTTAGTGTTCTATTTGTTATAACTATTTTAATATTTTCAAGTATTGAAATCACTTTTACATTATTTGTTGGATTGATAATATATATTTTATTTATTAAATATTACTCAACAATAAATGACACAATAAATATTAACGAACAAGTAAAATTAAAAATTAAAAAAAATAAATATAATATTTCAAATAATCATCCTGAAATTATTGATTTTTTATTTAATATTGAAGATTTAAAACAATTCAGTTTTATATTGTTTAATAAATTAAAGATTTTAATAATTAATTTTGTTAATACATATGATGATTGTATAAATGATTATACATTGGTAAATGATTATTATAATTCACTTGTAAATATTAAATTAAAAATATTAATAACTATAGAAAATTTTAATATAAATGGTGCTCCAAAAGATATCATAATTAATAATAAAAAAATGATAGAAAGTATTTTGAATAAATATTTGGACAATTTAAAATTATTAAATGATAAAAATAATTATTATAATGGTTTTGATTTATATGCCAAAGAAATAGTAAATAATGTTGAACCATCAAATTTATTTGATTATGGTAATATTTACAGAGGAAATTTATTAGATTTTAATATTCAAAACTATAATTTTATTTAAAAAAAATATAAATTATTATTATATAATATGAACAACGAAAAATATAATTTTGTTTCAGGTAAAAAATTAGGATATTATGATGTTAAAATTACACACGATTATACCATAAATTATTTTCAAATTTCAAACTTTGAAAGATTTGATAATGATAATTATAACATACGTTCATATCTTTTCAAATCTAATTGTGATTCTGGTGGTTGTTGCTTTGAATTTGTTATTAAACAAGTTAAAGATTATCAATTATCAAAATTTGAATTAGAAGAATTTAAACAAGTTCTTAAAAATTCAAAAAATACACCTACACATAAAGTTATGTATAAATTTTTTAATTATGTTGATTTTGCAACAGTTCCCCCACCAGATGGAAGTGAGCTTTCACAATGTAATTCTGAATTATTAAAATAATTATGAAAAAATTAAATATATCATAATATACAGTATATAAACGGTTATAAATGTTATAGATAAATAAAATAAATCATTATATGATGCTCCTTCTAATATGTTTTTACCATTGCTAATATTATCATAATAACGAAACCACATTGATTGAATATTTTTTGTTATTTTTGAAAAAGACATATTATAAGGTCTTATTCTTGCATTTTCTATTTTCTCTAAATCATAAGTTTTTAATTTTTGTTCGGTTAGTCTTCTTTTTTTACTATTATCTATATATTTTTCAAATTCTTTATTAAATTGATAAGGGTCAAAAAATCTTCCTCTATTATCAAACATTGATCTGTCAGAAGTTATGCCTCCTGATGAAACATTATAAATATCGGTTTCTGTATTGTCCATTATAATATAATATTTTAAAAATTATTAAAACTATTAATTTATTTAATTATATAAACAAATATTCAAATATTATATATGATTAATTTAATACACTTTTATAATGAAATAAACTGTCAATTGCTATCTAATTATGAAGAAGATAAAATAGATATTACAAATTATCCTAATTGTAGTAATAAACATAACGGAACTTTACAAATATTAAAATCAAATAAATTTAATTTAATTAAAAATGATTTTGATTCAAAAGATATTGATATTATCCATAATAATTTAATTAAAAGTAAAGGATTAGGTCAATCTTATTCTTTATCTATATTTGATTTTAAAAATTATGATATTTCTAATAATAATTTTGAAGATTTAAATATTTATTATAATGAATATGATAAAGTAATAAAAAAATGGAATGATAATAATAGACTTAAATTATCTTTATTAAAAAAATATTCAAAATATGATAATAATAATTTTTATTTATCCAGAATTAAAATTAAACAAAAAGAAAAAGATGAAATTCTTAAATATAATGAATGTCTAACAAATAATTTAATAAAATTATTAGAAAATAAAAAACATATTGAACCTTTATTTCCTAAATTATACTTTTATCATGATTTGGTATCTGTTGGATTTATTTATGATAAAAAAGGTGAAAGTAATAATGAATGTAAAATTATAAAAGATTATTTAAATTATTTAAATTCAAATAAATTTAAATATGTAGAAAAATCAATTAATTTTAATAAAATATGTTCTATTGAAGTTAATGATTAAGTTATTTATAATAAAAAAAATTGAATTTTGTTTATTTGAAATATATTATTAATATTTATATAATATATTTAAGATGAATATTAACGAGGGATATGTATATGCTATGAGTAATCCATCAATGTCTTGTTTAAAAGTTGGCCATACTATAAATCCAACAAAAAGATTAAATAATGCTAATAATTCTGGTTCTTTTACGATTCCATTATTTAAATATGAAATAATAAAAAAAGTAACAAATTATGAAGAAAAAGAAAAATTAATACATAATAATATTGAAAAAGATAGAGTTACAAATAATAGAGAATTTTTTAATATTAGTATTGAACAATTAAAAACAGTATTTGATTTAGTAGAAGGTGAATATTTACTAATTAATGAAGAAAATAATAAAAATGAAAATAATAATATTATTAATGAAAAAAATAATAATAAACGTGATATGAGAAAAATATTTGTTGATGGACAAGAAATTCGTCATAATATTAAAAAAATTAATAATACTTGGACTGGTAAATATAATTTAACTGAAAATAAAATATATTATGACGTGAAGTCTTATAAAACACCAAGTGGATTTGCCAGGGATCATTATAAATTAATAAGACCAGAAAGACGTTCTGTAAATGGTTGGGATGAATGTGAAACTGAAAATAATGGAAAATGGACAAAAATATACTCTATTGATGTTAATGATTAAATTATTTATTATTAAAAATTAAAAAATAATTATTATTCGCAATTAAAAACAAATAATAAAAAATGAAATATAAAAAATATTTACCAGGATTAATTTTTATGGATAATAAAAAAATAGATTTATCAAATAATATAAATTTAACACATTTAACTGTTGAATATAAATTTAATCAAGAAATAAATGTGTTAAATAATATAAATTTAACACATTTAACTTTTGGACACTATTTTAATCAAGAAATAGATTTATCAAATAATATTAATTTAACTCATTTAACTTTTGGAACATTTTTTAATCAAGAAATTGATTCATTAAATAATATTAATTTAACACATTTAACTTTTGGAGGTTGTTTTGACAAAAAAATATTTATTCCATTAAGTGTTAAAAGTTTAAACATGAAATATTGCAAAAATCAATATTTAATAGATAATTTACATAATAATATTGAAGAATTAACAATATACGAAACTGAATTAAATTTAAACAATTTACCAAACAGTATTAAAAAAATACATATCACAAATTACAATAAAGAATTAAATAATCTTCCCAATTCAATAGAATATTTAAAATTGAAAAATTATAAATTTAAAATAAAAAAATTTCTTAAAAATCTTAAAGATTATGAAGTTATTGATGATTTTAAAGATTATGAAGTTATTTATCATTAAAAAAAATTGAATTTATTTATATATTAAAAATCAAATAAATAAAAATGGAAAATAATTATTGGATTGAAGATGAATGGTTAATATTTAAACCATTATTTAATGAAGTTTTAGAAAATTATCACGTTGTTATTAATAAATATAAAAAAATTATGTTTGGTAATTATAATAACCCTTTAACAGCAATTGAAACAAATAATATATGGAAAAATAATTATATTAAAAGTAAATTTAATCAAGAAATAGATTTATCAAATAATATAAATTTAACACATTTAACTTTTGGACGAGAATTTAATCAAAAAATAGATTTATCAAATAATATAAATTTAACACATTTAACTTTTGGACGAGAATTTAATCAAAAAATAGATTTATTAAATAATATAAATTTAACACATTTAATTTTTGGGTATAATTTTGATAAAAAAATAAATTTATCAAATAATATTAATTTAACACATTTAACTTTTGAAGGATATTTTAGTCAAAAAATAGATTTATCAAATAATATAAATTTAACACATTTAACTTTTGGAAGTTATTTTAATCAAGAAATAGATTTATCAAATAATATAAATTTAACACATTTAACTTTTGGATTTTATTTTAATCAAGAAATAGATTTATCAAATAATATAAATTTAACACATTTAACTTTTTCAAATGTTTTTAATCAAAAAATAAATTTATCAAATAATATTAATTTAACACATTTAACTTTTGGAGAATATTTTAATCAAAAAATAGATTTATCAAATAATATAAATTTAACACATTTAACTTTTGGATGGTATTTTAATAAAAAAATAGTTTTATTAAATAATATAAATTTAACACATTTAACTTTTGGATATAATTGTAATGAAAAAATAGATTTATCAAATAATATAAATTTAACACATTTAACTTTTGAATGGAATTTTAATCAAGAAATAGATTTATCAAATAATATAAATTTAACACATTTAACTTTTGGATATGATTTTAATAAAAAAATAGATTTATCAAATAATATAAATTTAACACATTTAACTTTTGGATATGATTTTAATAAAAAAATATTCATTCCATTAAATGTTAAAAGTGTAAATATGCATAAATGTAATAATCAATTTATAATAGATAATTTACATAATAATATTGAAGAATTAACAATACATGAAACTAAATTAAATTTAAACAATTTACCAAATAGTATTAAAAAATTATATATTATAAATTATAATGAAGAATTAAATAATCTTCCAAACTCTATTGAATATTTAGAATTAATAAATTATGATTTAAAAATAAAAAAAAAGCCCAAAAATCTTAGAATGGTCAAATGTGGTAAAAAATATAAATATATTGATGATTTTAAAGATTATGAAGTTATTTATCATTAAAAAAAATTGAATTTATTTATATATTAAAAATTAAATAATAAAAATGAAAAATAATTACTGGATTGTAGATGAATGGTTAATATTTAAACCAACATTTAATGAAGAATTAGATGAATATTATAACATAATTAATAAATATGAAAAGATTATATTTAGTAATTATAATAATCCTTTAATAGCAATTGAAACAAACAATGAATTTAATAATAATTCTAATTATATTGAAAGTAAATTTAATCAAGAAATAGATTTATCAAATAATATAAATTTAACACATTTAAATTTTGGATTGTTTTTTAATCAAGAAATAGATTTGTCAAATAATATTAATTTAACACATTTAACTTTTGAAGATGATTTTAATCAAGAAATAGATTTATCAAATAATATAAATTTGACACATTTAACTTTTGGACACCATTTTAATCAGGAAATAAATTTATCAAATATAAATTTAACACATTTAACTTTTGGATGTTGTTTTGATAAAAAAATAAATTTATTAAAAAATATAAATTTAACACATTTAACTTTTGAATATGATTTTAATCAAAAAATAGATTTATTAAATAATATAAATTTAACACATTTAACTTTTGGAAGTAATTTTAGTCAAGAAATAATCATTCCATTCAATGTTAAAAGTTTAAATATGTTTGGTTGTAATAATCAATATTTAATAGATAATTTACATAATAATATTGAAGAATTAATTATTATTAAGACTAATTTAAATTTAGATAATTTACCAAATAGTATTAAAAAATTATATATTAAATATTATCATTCAGAATTAAATAATCTTCCTAATTCAGTGGAATATTTAGAATTAAATGATTATAAATTAAAAATAAAAAAAATACCCAAAAAACTTAAAACTATTAAATGTAATAAAAATTATAAATATATCGATGATTTTAAAGATTACGAAGTAATAACATAATAAAAAATTGAAACTTTATATAATAATATAATTTAATAATAAAATAAGTATGTTTTATCTTAAAAGGTCATCAATTTATAAAGATATATTATATGATACAATAACAACAACATTATTATCAAATGCAATTATTAATACAAGTTATTTTAATAGATTAAGATATTTAAAACAATTAGGCAATATGCATTTTATATTTCCATCAAGTAATGGAACCAGATTTGAACATTCAATAGGAACATATTATTTAACAGGATATTATTTAGAAAATTTAATAAAAAATTCTTCAACAGAAGAAATTAATAAACCATTGTTTGATATTGAATATTTAAAAAAATATTATCTTTCAAAATATGAATTAGAAGATAATGAAGAAAATATTAATAAATTAATTAATGGAAATATAATTATATTAGATGAATATATTATTGAATTAATAAAAATTGGTGGATTATGTCATGATTTGGGTCATGGTCCATATTCACATTTATTTGATGATTGGTTGTTAGAAAAAGAAGAATTAAAAAATAATAAATTAGTGTATCATGAATATAGGTCAATATTTATATTAAAAATAATTTTGGAAACAACAACAATATTTAATAATGAAACAAATAAGAATATAAAATTAAACGAAATAATTAATAATGATGCTTATATGTTTATTAGTGAGTTAATAATGCCAACAAAAAAAACATTAATTAATAATTATATTTATCAAATTATTTCAAATAAATTAAATGGTTTAGATGTTGATAAAATGGATTATTTATTTCGTGATTGTTATTATTTGGGTAAAATTAAACCATTTGAATTAAATAAGGTTATTAAAAGTGGTTGTGTTATTAATGGTGATATTCATTTTTCAAAACAAATAAGTTATGATGTATATCAAATATTTAGAACAAGATATGATATGCATAAACAATTTTATGGTAATAAAGGTGTTATATGTGTAAATTTAATGATTAGTCATATATTCAATAAATTCAATAATTTTGTAAATATTGTCAATGAATTAAAAAATAATAATTTAAATATATTTTTAAAACTAAATGATGGCTATATATTATCATTTCCAACAATATATAAACAAGTTTGTAGTCTTCCAAATCCAATTATT